CTGTTTCAGGAGTGGCGTAATGGCTCGCACCCGCAATATCAAGCCGGGCTTTTTCACGAACGACGACCTCGGCGAATGTCAGCCCTTGGCGCGGCTGCTCTACGCGGGTCTTTGGTGTCATGCCGACCGCGAAGGCCGGCTTGAGGATCGCCCAAAGAAGCTGAAGGTCGAAATCCTGCCGTGGGACGCCTGCGACGTCGACGCGCTCCTGACCGAACTGGTGACGGCCAAGCAGATCGTCCGGTACGAAGTGGACGGCACCCGGTACATCGCAGTGCCTACCTTTGGCGAGCACCAGAACCCACACGTCAAGGAACCGGCCAGTGAGATACCGGCACCAGACAAGAACCGGACAAGCCCAAGACAAGCCCGTAAGGCAGTGAAGCCCTTACCGGCCAGCACCGGGCAAGAACCAGTCGAGCCGGGCCTTCTTCCTTCTCCTAACCTCCTTCCTCCTTCTTCCTTGCCTAAGCCACCGACCTCCGGTGCGGGCGCTGGCGACGCGGGAGGAGACCTCGAGGTCGCCTACGAGGCATGGAACCGCTTGGCGAGCGAGATCGGGCTTCCCCAAGCGCAGAAGTTCACCAAGCCGCGACGCTCGAGCTTGGCCGCGCGCCTCGAGGACTGCGGCGGGCTGTTGGGCTGGGAAGCGGCGCTCGAGAAGGTTCGGGCCTCGAGCTTCCTGCGGGGCGAGAACCGTGACGGCTGGCGCGCGGATTTTGATTTCGTGTTGCAGGCCAAGAGTTTCACCAAACTGATGGAGGGCGGTTATGACCGCGCATCTGGTTCCTCGAGCGCCACAAACCGTGGCGGAATCAGCGAAGAAGTCGGTTCTGCCGTCGCTGGAGCGTTGGCTCGAAAAGCTGCAAGGCAGCGATCAAATCCCGGCGCGGACGGCGGCGCTGTTGCCCCAGGCTCGAGCCGAAGTGAGGCAGATGCTCGAGCCGCCGTCGACGGAACAGATCGCGGTGGAGGTGGCCCGGCTGCTCGAGTGGGGCCGGGGCATGGGGATGGCGGGGAAGGGCCTCGAGGCGGTGGCGGACGCGTACCTCGAGGATCTGAAAACGATCCCAGCCGACCTGCTAGCGACAGCTATATCCCGCGCCCGGACGGCACACAGGTATGGCAATCGGCTACCCCTGGCGGCGGAAATCCGTTCGCAGGTGCAGGAGGAAATGGACCAGCGGTACCGGCTGAAGATGCAGCTCGAGAAGGCGGCGAAGTGCAAGGTCGAGCCGGCCGACCCGACGCCCTATCGGGACATGACACCCGCGCAGAAGGCGGAGTGCGATCAGATGCTGGCGAATCTCAAGAAGCAGTTCGCATGGTAGCGGACAACGCGGCGCTTACGGCCATACCGGGCTTCATGCGGAGGGCGGGGTGATCCGCCGCCACAAATACGGCGCGGTCGCCACGGTCGTTGACGGCATCCGGTTCGCCTCGAAAAAGGAGGCCAAGCGGTACACCGAGCTGAAGCTTCTGGAGAAGGCCGGGCACATCACGAACTTGCGCCGTCAGGTGAGGTACAAGCTGACGATGCCGACCGTGTACATCGCGGATTTTGTGTATGACTGGCGCTTCGGCGAGGGGCAGACGGTCGAGGATGTAAAGGGCTACGCAACGCGCGAGTTCAAGCGCAAGGCCAAGCTGATGAAAGAGCAGCACGGCGTAAACGTGAGGTGCGTATGAAGATCACGATGGAAGGCAAGTGGCAGACGCGGGACGGGCGGCCGGTGCGAATCCTGTGCGTGGATCGACGGGGCGACTGGCCCGTGGTTGGTCTAGTCGAAAGCGTCTGTCCTGGCCACGACAACACGGACTGTTGGCACTCGGATGGCACATACGACCCATCGAGCAAGCCCCACCACAACGACCTCATCCCCGCCAAGCCCGAGCCGGTGGTGGAGTGGGGCTTGCTGATCGATGGCGACAAGTTCATGCCGGGTACCAGCAGGATGGTTGCGGAAGATGCCTTGTCCCGAGGGTCGTATGGGCCAGCCGCTCGCCTTGCCAAGCGGACCACGACCACGGAGATCATCGAGCCATGACCGAAACCATACCCGACTCGGTGATCGAGAAGATGCGATCCGCACACGCGCTCAAGGTGGCGGAGCTTTTCGATACGCCGTCGCGGCATTCACGTTGGATCGAGAAGATGCGATCCGCACACGCGCTCAAGGTGGCGGAGCTTTTCGATACGCCGTCGCGGCATTCACGTTGGGGGCAGGAAGTAACTGCAGCTAAGATCAACGAGGCTTGGTGGGCAGCCCTCAAGGCAGCCGAAGCCGCTGGGTTCGTGATGGTGCCGGCAGAGGCGACGGAGGCGATGAAAACCAAGGGCCGCTTCCAGCTCAAGATCGAACAAATGTCCCGTAAAACGTATGACGATTGGGCCGCGCAAATCTTTGCCGCCATGATTGCCGCCCGCCCGAAGGTGCCGTGATGGGGGACCACAGGGCATCGATCAAGATTGAGTTTGAGATGCATGGCCACAAAGCCAAGACGGACATGTGGATTAACTGGTTCGTCGACGATCATTCGGGCGTGGATCAGAGGGTGATTGACTGGCTTGCTGCCCACGCTCGCAAGGCAATGGATAAATACGAGGAAGCCGAATACGAGGCACAGCAAGAACCTGCCCGGCGACATCTGCGCGACGTGCTGGAAAACGGCACATGAGCGCCACGGCCCCCGACATGCCCGCCTGCCAGCGCAGGGGCTTCCACTACACGCTCCAGACCACGGACCGGCTGACCTGGTGGTCTATCGCTGCAACCCTCGCCAGCGCTGCCCTGATCGCGCTGAGTGCGCACCTGACGGCCGATTCCTGCCGACCCTGGACAACCCTCTACATGCTCGACAACGGACAGGTGGTGTTTTGCTGACCTTTGAACAATGCGTTGAGAAGATCAAGGACGAGAAGCGAATGCTTCTGTTCGCCACCCCGCGCTACAAGGGGGCGTCGAACGACTACATCGACTGCCGGGATGAGACAATCATCCAGTGCCTGGGCCTGGGCCTTCCCCTGGTGCTCTATCGCGGCTTGCCGGCGATGGTCGATCTGGCGCGGGCGCTGATCTGCGACGAAGCGGTGAAGCACGGCGGGATTACCGACGTCCTGATGGTCGACGAGGACATGGGGTGGAACCCCGACGATGTGATCCGCTTGTGGGCGAACGACAAGGGTGTTGTTGCTGGGGTAGGGCGACGGAAGGGCGCACTAGAAAGCAACAATCCCGGCGGCTACGCGGTGAAATTCCTGACCGCGCCAGGTGTTAAACGCAAAGCCTTCATGCAGCCGCATGAGCTGGTGTTTCCGGTCGATAGCGCCGACGGGATGATGGAGGTCGAGGGTGTTGGGGCCGCGTTCATGCGGATACGGGTCGACGCGATCCACAAGCAGATTGCCGCTCACCCCGAGCTGATCGCCCGCGTGGCGATGACCACTCCGACAAGCTCGGTCGAGCGGATGCTGCTCCCGCTGCTGTTCAAGACCGGGATCTTCGACGGCGACTACCTGCTGGAGGACTATTCCTTCTGTCATCGCTGGCGGGCCATGGGCGAGAAGGTGTGGATCGACCCGACGATGAAAATCCGGCATTGGGGCGAGCACTGCTGGGCCGGCGCGTTGGTCGAGGGATTCAAGCTCAAGCCAAAGGAGCCGGCCGATGTGGCTGCTGGTTAGCTACAACCGGCCAGACATGCTCCGCCGGGTCATGGGCTACCTGGAAGGCAAGCCCGTCGCCCTGTGGGACAACACCGGGAACAACATCGGCTTGATCGCTGGCTTGAACAAGCTGCTGTCCCTGTACCCAAGCGAAGGCTGGTACGGCCTGCTGGCCGATGACCTGATCCCGGAAACCGAGCATTGGGACGCGCGGCTGATGGATGCCCTGCCTTCCGGTGGGATGGTCAGTTGCAACGACGGCGGGGCGCCATGGATCACCGGCCGGATGTGCGGGGCCTGTGTTCTCGACGGGGATGCCGTGAGGGCGGCGGGCTTCATTGCTCCTCCCGCTTGTTGGCACAGCTTCACCGACGACTTCTGGGAGGGCTGCGCGGCCGAAGGGATGCCGTGGACGAGGCTTGAAGACGTGATCGTCCGCCACGAGACCCCTGTTGGAAATTACCGCCCGGCCGATGAGACCCACGAGAAGGCATATGGGAAGAACTACGAGATTCTTGAGGACGACCGCGAGAAATACCACGCCTGGATGGCTGTAGAGGGCAGGGCGGCCAAGCGCCGGGTGATCGATAACGCCAAGCAGTCATGGTGGAAAAATGCTGTTGCCTGAAATCTACAACGCGATGGAAGCCGAGGCGATCAAGGGCATGGACCCAGCGATCGTTGCTGCCTTCCAGCCGGTCCAGTTCATCCGGTCGGGGTTCCCGACGCACATCAAGGAACTGAGCGAGCTTCCCCGGTTCGCCGATCACCTGACCGAACCGGAGACGCCGCTGTACTTCGCCGACGGGTCCAGGTTCCCCATATCGGGTTGGTCGAACGGCTTCACGCAAACCGAGTTCGACCTGGTGCAGCCAATCCGCAAGGCGGTCAGGGACGCGACGGCGAAGATCGGCCGGCCGGTGCGACCGATGCTGATGCCGATGATCCATATCGCGCCACTGCGGGCGCTGTGGTCCCTAGGGCAGCACGGGGAGTTTATGTCCGTTTTCGAGGTAGGCCCCGGCACTGGTTATCTTGGTCCATTGGTGGAAAGGGCGGTTTTGCAAACCGTCGGGTTTCTGCGGGACTATCATTGTACCGATATCACGCAAGCGCTGGCCCTATGGCAGCGGTTTTTGCATGAGGCGACGCGCCTGGAGGGTCGCCAAGTCTGGTGGTGGAACTACGCGCAAGGCGCCGCGCCAGATGCTGACGTGGTGTACAGCAATGCCAACCTGTCGGAGATGACGCCGGTTGCACTAAAGCACGTCATCTCGACCGCCGCAGTGCAGATGATGAATTCGGACCTCGGCGTGTTCATGTATTTCCACCTGGGCGACCCGCACCACGTTTCGGCGGGCGATGTGCACGCTATCTTCCGGGCAGCGGGCTTTGGGTTGCGCCAGGAATCGCCGGTGACGATCTGGCAGCTTGCCGACAAGAAGCCAGTCGGGCCGATCACCCTCGACCCCATCGGCGACGGCCCCGCGATCTGGCAGGCCCGGGAAATGGCGTGGTGCCTCCCTGGGGAAGAGCAGGCCGACTTCAATCCCGCGTTCGTGTTCGGAGGCTGACGATGTTCCTGATGGCGACGCGAAACAGGCCCGACCTATGCCGGGGCCTGATCCAATCCATGCAGGCCGTCGGCGACGTGCCCGAGGATGTCGCGGTGATGATCGACGACAATCCCCTGCGCTATGAGTCCATCGACTGGCCCAAGGGCTGGAAGATCCACCACAGCGAAGAACACATGGAACTCACGGCGGCGATGAACTATCTCTATCGCGCCTACCCCGACCGTCCATGGTACGGGCATTTCTCCGACCACTACCGTCCGCTGACGAAATGGTCCCGCCCCCTGATCGAAGCCGCAGGCGACTGGTTCATGGCCTGGCCCGAGGACAACTACGTCAGTTGGTATCAGGTCAGCTCCTGCCCGGTATGGGGCGGGAAGCTGGCGAAGGAGATGGGCTTCCTGTTCCTGCCAACGACGGTGCACCTGGCAACCGAGCGGGTATGGCTGCAGCTCTGGCAGCAGTTGAACCTCGGCAAGTGCCTGCAGGATGTCCAGTGCACGCACGACATGTTCGAAACCACGGGCAGGCCGAAGGACGAGAACCGCAAGCGCATGTTCCGGGGCAAGCCCTACGAACCGGCCGACGGCTACGCCTACTACGTCTGGCTGGCAAGGGACTGCCCTGGGTTCATCGAGCGCATCCGCCAGGCGATGGCCGCCGACGGCCTGCAGTTCGACGAAAAGGGATGGCTGGCCCCGATCTACGGCCAGACGCCCCCGGAGTTCCGCGAAGGCCCACCTAAGCCGCAGAGGGTTGCATGACCGACGCCGAGATCGAAGCTAAGGCCCAGGAACTCTACACAGCGTTCCGGGAGACCCACGAGGCTGAAACCCTCCCCTGGGCGCAGATCACCTTGCGGGCGCAACTGCGCTACCGCGAGAAGGCCGTCAAGGCGCTCCAGGAGGAAGCATGATCGCCATGGAGGGGAAGCGCGTCAACGACCCGATCCCGCCCGAGCGGTATCGCCACGACGTTCTGGTGAACGAAGAGACGATGGTCAACGGGGCCAAGGCCCTGGCCAAGCGCGTGGTGACGCAAGTACCCCTCGACCGCTACTTCCACCGCAAGCAACTGACCGAGAAGCAGTTCAAGGCCGGCGCCGAGCTGTTCGACGACTGGTACCTATCGGGCCTGGAACCCACGATGGTCCCCGACCTGACCAAGGTGCGGGTGGACGAAAGCCGGGCTACCAAGCTCAGTGAATCTCGTGCATGGAGGCGCGATCGCTTCCGCCGGGCCATGCTCGCCGTTGGCATCATCAACTCAAATGCCGTGGTCACGGTATGCTGCAACCAGCGCCCCGCCGGCTCGCGCCACAACATGCGGAAGCTCCGCAGGGGGCTCGACACCCTGGCGAAGCATTATGGGTATTGAGACCCGCCGGCCCAGCCTTGCCGAGACATGGTTCGTAGAGCGGGCGGCCCAATCGCTTGACGGCCTATGCCAATTCTGCCGCCAATCCCAGGAAGCGGAAATCCGACGGTTTGGCAACACCACGGCCGAAGGACTGTCAGCGGTTTACAAACTCTCGCTCGCCCTTCACGTCGACAGCATTCTATCCGGCAAGGGTGGCGTCGAGGACGATGGCTGGGAGGTCATGCGGCTTATGGGCATGGTCAAGTGGATGGCGGGAGCCAGTCAGGGAATTTGGGCATTGACGGCAGGGGACGGCTGAGTTAATAATTTCGTCCATCATGCAATCGGAGCGCCTGCCTGGGAAACCCGGCGGGCGTTTCGCGTTTAAGGACCACGCCTATGGGCAGTCCCAAGCCACCCTTTCGCCTCTATTACCACGCCATCATGGCCGAGATAGAGGATGGCGGCACCCTTCGCAACGCCCGCTTCCACACCACGCCGACCTTGCAGTTCCTTAACCGCAAGGACGAGTACGAGGATGTGCCCGTGGTGTACGAAGGGCTGACCCCCGAGCGTGGCTAAAGTAGCACAGTGTAGCAATGCCAGGGTCAAAGCCAGGCGAACGCAGAGGCGGGCGCCGCAAGGGAACACCGAACAAGGCGACAGCCGAGATCAAGGAGGTCGCCAAGCTCTACGGCGCCCAGGCAATCCGGCGCCTCGCCCACCTGATGCTCAAAGCGGAAAGCGAAGCGGCCCAGGTGGCGGCAGCCAAGGAGCTGCTGGACAGGGGTTACGGGAAAGCCGCCCAGCCATTGACTGGCGGCAGTAGCGATGACCCGCCGATTACCCATCGCATCGAGCGCGTGATTGTCCGGCCTGGCGATCAAGACCGCTGAGGTCTTTGAGCCGCTTCTGCATCCAGCGAGATACAAAGGGGCTTGGGGTGGTCGTGGCTCGGGCAAGTCGCATTTCTTCGGCGAGCTACTGGTCGAAACGTCGATCCTGAACCCCGGCACCCGAGCGGTATGCATCCGCGAGGTGCAGAAGACCTTGGCGCAATCGTCCAAGCTGCTGATCCAGGACAAGATCGAAACCCTGGGGGTGGCCGGGTTCAACGTCCTGAATGACCGCATCGAGACTCCTGGCAACGGGTTGATCCTGTTCCAAGGGATGCAGGACCACACGGCGGAGTCGATTAAGTCCCTGGAGGGCTTCGACATTGCCTGGATCGAGGAAGCGCAGACGCTCAGTACGCGCAGCCTGTCGTTGCTGAGGCCGACGATCCGCAAGGAAGGGTCGGAGATCTGGGCGAGCTGGAACCCCAGGCGGAAGTCTGACGCAGTTGACCAATTCCTGCGCGGCGGCCAAACGCCCGGCGCTGTCGTGGTGCAGGCTAACTGGCGCGACAACCCGTGGTTCCCGTCGACGCTGGATGCAGAGCGCAGGCTTGATCTGGAGCGCTACCCCGAGCGGTACGACCACATATGGGAAGGCGACTACGCCAGGGCGTTTGATGGGGCCTACTTCGCCCGGCACCTGTCGGAAGCCAGGGCGCAGGGGCGGATTACCCGCGTTCCCCATGACCCGATCCTGCCATACAGGGCGTATTTCGACATCGGCGGCGCTGGAGCGAAGGCCGACGCCATGGCGATCTGGATCGTCCAATGGGTGGGCCAGATGATCCACGTCCTGGACTACATCGAGGGCGTTGGGCAGACGCTGGGATATTACGCCCAGGAGATGCGGAACAAGGGCTTTCAGAGGGCGGTTTGCCGCCTTCCGCATGACGGGCTGAACACCAACAACGTGACCGGCAAGCGCTACGTAGACCACTGGCGAGAGGCTGGCTTCGAGGCCGACACGATCCCCAACGCGGGGAGCGGGGCTGCATCGCAGCGGATCGAGGCTGTGCGCCGCATCTTCAGCCGGTGCGTGTTTAACGAGCCGACCACGGAAGCTGGCCGGGACGCCCTTGGGTACTACCACGAGAAAAAGGACGAGGACCGCAATGTCGGCCTTGGTCCTGAGCACGATTGGTCATCGCACTGCGCCGATGCCTTTGGCGCGATGGCAATCGATTACGAAGACCCCGAGCGGCAATCGTCGTTCACGCGCGCCGGCAAGCAGCCCAACACGGCCTACGTCGTCTAGGAGCCTCATGGAATATCGGGTCGAGATCAGGGTGCGCGGGCTGGTCCCGAAGCACGACATGAACAGCGGCCAGGTCGTCATGGTGCGCGGGGATTACCTGTCGCATGTGACGGTCGACGTGCCAGAAGGCACGCCCCGCGACTTGCAGGCCAGCACGGCCCGCAGCCTGGCGGTTGCCCAGAAGGCTGCCGAGCTTGGGGATGCGATGAAGCACAGCTACCTGAGCTGCCACGACACGGTCCCTGTATGCGAGGGGGACGGCAACGCCGGCAACCCCAGCGACGGCCGGGACGATGCGCGGATGCCCCTGCCTGCCCGCCGGGGTGACTACGGCAAGACGGCCCCCAGGGTTGGCGGGCGGTTCGCCTAGTGGAACGGCCCGAGCCGAAGACCGAAGACGAGGTTAGGGCGATTGTCCAGCGCCAGATCGAGCAGGCCATCGGCTTCGACACGAACGGAGAACTGCCGGGCGCCCGGATCAAGGCGCTGCGCTACTACCGGGGCGAGAAGTTCGGCAATGAGGTCGAGGGCCGGTCGCAGATCGTCAGCCGTGACGTGGCCGAGGTGGTCGACGGGATGCTGCCCGACCTGCTCAAGCCGTTCGTTGCCGGGGATGAGGCGGTCAAGTTCGAACCTCGGGGGCCGGAAGACGAGGAAGGCGCCCAGCAGGCGACGGACTACGCCAATTTCGTCTGGTCGGTCGACAACCCAGGCTTCCTGACCTTCCACGACTGGATCAAGGACGGCCTGTTGGCGCGTCTGGGCGTCGTGAAGGTCTGGTGGGAGCGGGAAGAGCAGACCAGCCGCGAAGAGTACGAGGGGCTGACGCAGGAAGAGGTTTCGGTCCTCGAATCCGATCCGACCGTGACGAGCCTTGAGGTTACGCCACAGGAAGCGGCCCCGCAGCCGCTGGGCGGAGGCGAGCCGGGCCTGCCCGGCCCTGGCATGGAGACCCCAGCGTTCCCCTCCCCGGACGCTGCTCCCACGCCTCCGCCCCCTGATGCCATGGGCATGGAGGGTGTTCCCCAGCCCATGCCGCCCGAGCCGCTGTTCAGTGCTGTGGTCCAGCGGGTGACGCAGACGGGCAAGATCAAGATCAGGAACCTGCCCCCCGAGGAGTTCCTGATCGGCCAGGAGGGCGTGGACCCCTATGGCAAGCCGTTCGTCGCCCATCGCTGCCGCCGCTCGGTGAGCGACCTGCGGGAGCTGGGCATCTCGGAAGACCTGATCGCCCAGCTCCCGGTTGGGGGCGGGTCCGATCTGGTGCTGGACCAGGAGCGGCGTGAGCGCGAGTCGCCTGAGAAGGAGCAGCTTGGCTCCATCGACCAGGTGGACGATCCGGCGCAGTACGAGGTGACTGTTACAGAATGTTACCTGAAGCTGGACGCTGACGGCGACGGGATTGCCGAGTACCGCAAGGTCACGCTGGCCGGCGACCCTGGCTCTGTGGTCCTGGACAACAAGGAAGTCGACGACCACCCCTTCGCCTGGTGGACGCCCTACCCGGTGCCGCACAAGGTGCATGGGGAGAGCGCGGCAGACAAGGTGATGGACGTCCAGCTTACCAAGTCTGCCATTCTACGGCAGATGCTCGACAATCTGTACCTGATCAACAACGCCAGGACGGAAATTGTAGAGGGCAAGGTGAACCTCGACGACTTCCTGTCGAGCAAGCCCGGCGGGTATGTGCGGGTCAAGGAATCCGGGTCGATGCGCGAGATCGTCGTGCCGCCGGTGTTCCAGAACGCCTTTCCCGCCCTGGAATACCTCGACACGGTGCGCGAGAACCGTTCCGGATCGACCCGCTACAACCAGGGCATGGACGCCAATAGCCTGAACAAGACCGCCACGGGCATCCAGGCGATCATGGGCAAGGCGCAGGGCCGGTTGGAGCTGATCTCCCGCATTTTCGCTGAGACTGGCGTCAAGCGCGCCTTCCGCATCATGCTCCGGCTGATGAGCCGCTACCAGGACAAGGAGCGCACAATTCGGCTGCGCAACCAATGGGTCAAGGTCGACCCCAAGTCCTGGAACGTCGAGATGGACGTGTCGGTGAGCGTCGGCCTGGGCACGGGGAACGAAGAGCAGCAGATCCAGCGGCTGATGGGCGTGTGGCAGAAGCAGCTTGAGGCCATGCAGGTCCAAGGTGGGCCGGATGGGCCGATGGTGACGATGCAGAACCTGCACGCCACGGCCGCCAAGATGACCACGCTGGCCGGGCAGAAGAACCCCGACATGTTCTTCAGCGACCCGTCCAAGGCCCCGCCGCAGCCGCCCAAGCCCGATCCGGCGATGATGAAGGCCGAGGCGGAGATCAAGGCGGACCAGGCCAAGCAGGAAAACCAGTTCAAGCTGGATATCAGGAAGCAAGACCACGAGATGTCCTTGAAGGACCGTGAGCTGCAGATCAAGGCAGCGTCGGGCTTCTTCCAGCCGCAGGCGCCTGTTGGACAACCGTGAGCGCGTCCGCCGGGCTGAGGTAGCCCAGCAGCTTCTCAACAACGATGTCCTGACTGAAGCGTTTGCCTCCTTGGAGAAGGCGTCCATCGCTCATATCCGCCGGTCAGACCCGGACGAGATACTGAAAGCCGCCGACCGGCTGAAGGCCATCGACGCGCTCAAGACCGAACTGCAGCGGATTGTCGACGCTGGCGTGATCGCCGCGAAGCAGGACGAGGCTGCAGACCGTACCGATCGGGACCGCAAGGCCACTGGCTTTGCGCCCGGTGACGTTCCCTAGAAGTCCAGCACCCCGAAAGGATTGGACATGTCCGATGAATTGGCCCAGGCGCCAAGCGACGACGTACACGCCGTTGCCGACGAGGTTTTCGCCAAGCTGACCGCTGAAAAGCCGGCACCCAGCGAGGACGAAGCCGATGCTACCCCGGAAGCCCCCGAGGCCGAACAAGCCCCGGATACGGCCGAAGGTGAAGTTGATCCGTCTGAGGAAGAAGCCCCTTCCGAAGAAGCCGAGCAGCCCGAGAAACCGGAAAAGCCCGCCAAGATCGATGACGACACATCGGTCGAGGTCCAGGGCGAGAAGGTCACTCTCAAGGAGCTGAAGCGCGGCTTTCTGCGTGAGCGGGACTACACCAAGAAGACGCAGGCCCTGGCCGGTCGCGAACGCGAGCTGACCCAGGGCATCGAAGCCGAGCGCAAGCAATTCCGGGACTACATGGCGGAGGTCCAGTCCTTCGTCGAAATGGTCAATCCTCTCAGCGCCTACGAGAAGCTGGATTGGATGCAACTGGCCCGCGACGACCAGGCCAATGGCACCAACAACTACTCGCTGCTGAAGGCGCAATTCGACCAGCTCAAGGAAGGGCAGGTCAAGGTCTCGACCGCCACGAGGGCGGCGCAGGAAAAGGAACTGAAGGACCGGCACGCCAAGATGGGCGCCTGGGCGCAAGACCAGGTGCAGCAGATCGGCGACCGCTATCCCGAGGTGAAAGATCCCGCGAAGGCAAAGGCCATCACGAAGGAAATGGACGCCTACGCGAGCGACGTGGGGTTCACTGAGCAGGAGCTTACCTCTCAGTGGCTTTTCCGCGACGCCCGCATGTGGACGATCATTCGTGAAGCCGCCCTCTACCGCAAGGCAGAGGCTGCCAAGAAGGCCGTCGTGACGAAGAGGGTCGACCAGCCCGCCAAGGTCATCGCGCCCAAGGGTGGGCGAGAGGCCGTCCCTGTGAATGTCCGGGAAAAGCAAGCGCTCAAACGCAAAGCCACAGCCGCGATGAGCGACCGCGAACGAGCGGAGCACATCTTCCGGCTATCCCAGATGAGGTAGCTTTCCCATGGCAATGACCAACAACGCCTACAACACGTTTGCCTCCATCGGCAACCGTGAGGATCTGTCCGACACGATCTACAACATCTCGCCGACCGACACGCCGTTCATGGCTGCGATTGGCAAGAACAAAGCCACGGCGGTCACGCACGAGTGGCAGACCGACAGCCTGGCGGCGGCAGCGGCCAATGCCCAGCTCGAAGGCGACGACATCACGACCTTCGGCACGGCGGCCTACACCACCCGCCTGGCGAACACGACCCAGATTTCCTACAAGACCACCTCGGTCACCGGCACGCAGGACGCGATCGACAAGGCGGGCCGCGAGAAGGAAATGACCTATCAGTTGGTCAAGCGGTCGAGCGAACTCAAGCGCGACATGGAGTTCGTGCTGACCAACAACCAGGCGCCGGTCCCGCAGTCTACGGCGTCGGCCCTGACGGCCCGTGCCCTGCGTCCCCTGTGCGGCTGGTACACGACCAACGACAGCCGAGGCGCGACGGGTTCGGACGGCTCGGCGTCGGCCGCCGCGACCAACGGCACCCAGCGCCCGCTCACGGAATCGCTGGTCAAGGGCGTCCTGCAGCTTGCCTGGACCCAGGGCGGCAACCCCAACATGCTGCTGGTGGGGCCGTTCAACAAGACCATCGTGTCGACCTTCACGGGCAACGCTTCCCGCATGAAGGCCGCCGAGGACAAGAAGCTGGTCGCCGCGATCGATGTGTACGAGGGTGACTTCGGCAAGCAGAAGATCGTTGCCGGCCGCTTCAACCGCGACCGCGACTGCCACGTCCTCGACACCTCCATGTGGGCTGTCTCGTATCTCCGCAAGATGCAGACGGTCGACCTGGCGAAGACCGGCGACGCCGAGAAGGCGATGGTCCTGGCCGAGTACACCCTGGAAAGCCGCAACGAGGCGGCTTCGGGCATCGTCGCCGACCTGACGGTGACCTAAGCCCTCCTGGCTATGAACATGGGCCGCCTCATCCGGGGCGGCCCTTTTCTTTTGCGGAAGGAATTTCCACATGGGCATTCAGCTCAAGCAGCTCCCCGATGGCTCGATGGGGCTGGAAGGTACCGACAAGGGCGCTGGCGCGATCGTGCTGCAGGACGTCGAGTGGCTGGCGGCATCCGTCGACAAGACGTTCTTCATCGCCCCCCGATCCCTGGTGGTCCAGGCTATCACTGCCAGGCCGACCGTCATCGGCTCCGATGGCAGTGCCGTTACGGCCGTCATTCGCAAGGTTCCCTCGGGTACCGCGATCACGTCCGGCACGGCCCTGCACTCCGGGACGATCAACCTCAAGGGCACGGCCAACACGAACCAGACCCTGACCCTGAGCACGACCCGGAGCGACCTCATCCTGGCCGCTGGCGACGCGCTGGCGATTGACTTCACCGGCACGCTCACCGCAGCGACGGGCTGCGCTGTCGTCGCCATGACCCCGGCCTAAGCCGATGGGGTACCCGAAGATCGTCGGGGCAGGCACGACTACTACGTCCTCGGGTTCTTCCCAGGCCGTAGCCCTGCCCAAGCTGGCGGATGCGGCAACGGTTGCCCGGTACGTCCGGGTGGTGGGCACGACCTTGGGCTACATCAAGTTCGGCGTGGGCGCCCCCACCTGTACCGCCAACGACATTCTCGTCACGACGGAGGCTGAAATCTTCGACGTCGGCGGCTTCAGCCATTACGCGGTCCTGCAGGAAACGGCTGCCTGCAAGATCAATGTCGTGGCGGTCGAAACGTGACCAGCCGGATCGTCAGCGAAACCGATGGCATTACCGAGGAACTGATCTTCCACGGGGATGGCTCCTGGGCGCTCAAGCGATCCGAGGACGTTGAGCCGGTCATAGACGCCAACAAGCGCGCCCAGAACAACGGGGAAGGCTGGTCCCCGACCAGGGAGTGGCGGCATGTAGCCCGCATTCCCATGACGGTCTACCTCGGCTGGCTTACCACGTATGGGGTTGACCCGTTCGACCACGGGAACGAAGCCCTGCTGGACCGCCTGCTGAACGACCCGGACAACCGCTACCTTCGCGTTTCCACGGGGTCTGTCTGATGGCCTTTGGCAACTACGCCGACCTGAAGACGAACATCGCGACCTGGCTTTCCCGGGATGACTTGACCGACCGCATCCCGGATTTCATCGCCTTGGCTGAAGCGTGGTTCAACCGCGAGTTCCGCACCCGGTCGATGGAGCAGCGCGCCACGACCCCGACCGTTGCCGGCCAGGTCTATTACGGCTGGCCAGCAAACTTGCTTGAGGTCCGCTACATCAAAGTGCTGTCCGATCCGCCGATGATGCTGACCTACCTGCCCCCGGAGCAGATCGAGGTCATCCCGCCCCAGACGGCCACGACGCCATCGGCCTGGTCGGACATCCAGTCGCAGCTTCGGATCGCGCCTTCGCCCGTGGCGGGGCTGACCATCGAGATCGACTACTTCAAGAAGATCGACCTCGCGACTGACACGAACAACTGGCTGCTGGCCAGGTATCCCGACATCTACCTGTACGGCGCGCTGATGCAGGCCGAGCCGTACCTGATGAACGACGCCCGGGTGGCGACGTGGAAGAGCCTGCTGGACGCAGCCGTCGGCCAGCTAACCCGCGAGGACTGGCGCATCAAGGCAGGCGCGACGCCCCGCACTGTCCGTTCCGAATACGCGGGGGCCTAGATGATCGTCTACACCTCCATTCCCGTTCGCAACGCCATGCTGGACGCGGTAGAGGCGACGGTCGGGACCGCACCGGTGCTGAAGATCTATGGCGGGACACCTCCGGCCAAGACAGCGGACGCCAGCGGCGAAACGGCCCTGGCTACCTTTACGCTGGCCAGCGATTGGGCCGACCCGGCATCGGGCGGGATCAAAAACGTCATCGGCACGCCCTACCAGGACACGTCGGCGGACTCTACCGGGACGGCCACGCATTGGAGGCTGTTCGACAGCGCGGGGGTCTGCCACCTCCAGGGGGATGTGACGGCGACGGGCGAGGGCGGCTCGATGACGCTCGCCAGTACCGCGCTGACGCTTTCTGGCCTGGTGCAAATCACGTCCTGGGCGATGACCTGATGCGGAGGGCCATGCTGGCGCTGACCGGCCCTGGCGCTGGTCTCCCGTTGGTCGTGAGTGGGGGTGGTGGCGGTGGCGGCGACACGCTGATCGCGGAGTTTACCCGCGTGAACGGCAGCGCGAGCGTCGCGGCCGGGTCGGACCAGATCATCGGGCATCCGCTGAAGCGCGGGGCCTTGTCGTCGGGCGAAATCCTGGTCGTTACCGACTCCAGCGACGTCGAGGTTGCCGCGCATTTCCGCTTGCTGCGGGCCTACGACACCGACGCCAACACCCCGGTTGGCGTGCACATCATGCTGCGCGATACAAATATTGGAACGTCGGCTTCGCGCGGCTACAAGCTGAAGAAGCGCACCGGCACCTACGACAACACCGACCCGGCGACCGATCTTGCAACCCTGATCGCGGCCCACGACTTCAAGGTCGAGTTCTCCAGCGTCACCGAGACGGACAGCGGCGGCACCCGGACGCACGGCTCTGGAGCGATGCTCGCCACCCTGGCGGCAGCGAACGTCTCTGGTCGCGTTGTCAAGCTGATCGCCAACCCCGTTCTGGAGCGCTGGCAACTCCACGCATACGTGAAGGATGGTTCCGGGGGCGGTGGATCGGCCGACGCGCATCTGCACGCGACTTGGTACGTCACGCGCTGGCGCAATTCCAACGGCACCGAGAAGAAGCTTTACGTCACCTGCGTTCTGTCGCTGCACGAGTACGCGGTCGCGAGCAAGAAGCGGCTCGACTACAACGCGGTGCTGAAGGACAACACGACGACGCTCGGCACCTATTCCTCGGTCGATCACTGCTACCACAGCGAATGGGCGACGATCCGGCCGGATGCTGACATAGCCATTGCCCGGCCCATCGCGTCGGACGGCACGTCGAACACGCTGCACACGCAGTACGACAAGAGCTACATGGCGGCCTGCGAGTGCCTGGCCCCGTTCAACACGACGCGGACGCCGGACGAGCACACTATTGTGGCCTACGTCCCAGCCGGTGGGTCGGATGGCGGCGGCGGTATCGCCAATATGGGCCATCGGACGAACATCGACGGCACCGGCATCTACAACGGCCGCGCCGTCCTGTCGTCGATCTACGCCACCAACGCCGTGATGCTCCAGACCGCCAACGCTTGGGCCTGCGAGCGCGGCGCGGCTATGGCTGGCCTGCACGTTCCCTATCACTGCCGCGCGCCGTTTGGGGATACCCCAAATCTGCCGATGACGCAGCGGCTTGATCGGGACGACGGGACATTCCGTGCCAAGAATGCCTGGACTGGCGACGGGATGCAGGCTGGGGTCGATGACTACCCGTCCAAGGGCAACGACACGGTTTCCTATGTCGCGCCCGAGGGCGGAACCGGCGATTGGTCGCCAAGCATCAATTCGTCCCATGCAGTTCCCTACTCGGGCTTCATGTGGCTGATCGACGGCGAGGATTATCTGCACCAGGCCAGTGCAGACCTTGCCGTCAATCTCGTGTTCCAGGCGCACGCTAACTTCGCCGGCTCGCGCAATTCACTGCCCTTCGCCACCTTCGGCGGATACTCAGGCATCCCGACTACTGAATGGTCCGGCACGTCTCAGGTGTGGTGCATCCAGGAGCGCGGCTGCGGGCTGGCGATGCATGTCCTACGCTGGGGCACGGCCTTCCGGCCGGATAGCTGCATCGAGGCTAATTACCTCGATGACCTCCTGGCGCACGCCGACGACTACCTCGAAACAGGGATTGGCCTGCTCCCCGCCGGGCATGTTGCGAACGGCACCTTCATGGGCATGTCGGCCGAGGGCTACCTGTCGCAGTCCTGGCACTCGGGCATCAATTCGTTGTTCTTCAACCTAGCGGCAAGGCATCTCGAAACCGCCGGCGCAGTGGCCATCGCGGACATGACCGCCAACACCATGCTCGGCATGTGGACGGGGAACCGCGCGCAGGCGGTGACGACCATGCACTCGCCGATGAAGAAAACCGACGCTTACGACAGCAGCACCAACCCGTTCGTGGACCCGACCCACAAGCTGGTGTGCTTCAGTGGCTCGATGAGTAGCAACACGTTTTCCTACTCCGGAAACCTCGCCGGCATGGTCAACAACAACGACAAGGTTCTGTTCGGCGATACGGGCACGAGTTACCAGAATACAACCATCCCGACCAATGCGGTCGAGGGAACGGAATACTTCGTCATCAACGTGTCGCACGGCGGCACCACGACGATGCAGTTCTCCGAGACCCAGGGTGGGTCGGCCAAGACGCTTGGCGACGCAGCAGACGTCACGATCATGGTGGACACCCTCGGCTCTGACGCAGCCATTGTCGGCACGGCCTGGAATGCGAACGATTGGGGCGCGCTGAACGGGGCCGGGCTGGAAGCTTGCAAGGCGCGCGGCGTCACCGGAGCCGCTGCTTTGATCGCGGGCAAGAACACTTTCCTCGCTGGGGTCGATTACGACGCCTTCAGCGGCTTTGATTTGGTGGCATAAATGGCAATCACCCCAACCCATCGGGGCGCAACGGCGGTAGCAGCGGCATCATCGATTGTCGTCTCTGCCGCCGGCACGCTCGGCAATATGCTCATGTGTGCGGTCGAAGTGTTTGACCCGTTCGGCAGCCAGACCGTCACAGGGATTTCAAGCAGCCACGGCACCTGGACGAAGGTCGCAGGCGGCACCGGCACGCAAGGCGGAACGTCGCGGCCCTGGCGCAATAGCGAGCTGTGGTCCTGCCCGGTCGGAACGACGCACACTGGCGACATCACGGTCACGTTGAGCGGAACCGCCGACTACGCGACGGGCAAGGTCGCCGAGATCACCGGCCACGACACCGGCGCGCCGTTCGGAGCGGACTACAACGTCGTCGAGGCCGGGTCGGACAGTGATCATGTGACAACCGGATCGGGCACGGCCATCACCCTTGCCGGCGCGGCCGCTGGCGATCTGCTGTTCATGACGGCGCAAGGGGAGCAGGCGTCCACCGGCAAATGGGTCGAGGTCCAAGGCGGTACGACGCTGCTACACACCGGCGCGGCACGCCCGAACGCCGGCGGGGCATTCCAGTCCGCCTATGGCCACGTCACAGCGGCGGGAGCGACCGTAACGGGCGGCTTCTCATGGTGGGAGACTGACTCCAGCCCAACGCTCTACACATTTGCCGAACCCATCGGCTGCGCCA